GATCAGGAAATCTCAAACCTGCTAAATCCAAAGGAGGATAAAAAAAATGAGCAACCAGACACAACAAACGTCGTCAAATTCGGACAAAGAGATTCCGAAGACGAAACTAGCTCTTGAAGAAAAATACAAAGAGCAAGATAAAGTAAAATCAGTAGAAGAATCAAAAAGGTTAGACGAAAATAACATTGGAGAAATGATGGAACAGTTACCTGAACCATCAGGATGGAGAATGTTAGTTTTACCTTTTACACCAAAAGAAAAAACTAAAGGTGGAATTATATTTTCACAAGAATCTTTAGACAAAGCTAGAATGGTTACAAACTGTGGCTATGTTTTAAAGATGGGACCTCTTTGTTATAAAGACAAAGAAAAGTTTGAAACAGGTCCTTGGTGTAAAGAAAAAGATTGGGTCATCTTTGCCAGATATGCTGGTTCAAGACTACCAATAGAAGGCGGTGAAGTTCGTCTTCTCAACGACGATGAGGTTCTAGGTACTGTTAAAGACCCAGAATCTGTATTGCATTACATTTAACATAGGAGGAAACTATGCAAGAAGAAAACAAAAGAGAAATTCCTATGGTGGATATTGATACTTCAGGTCCAGGGCAAGAAGTCGAATTAAACGACGATGCTCAAACTGAAAATCAAGTTGAAACCAAGGAAGAAGTTTCTGTAGTAGAAACAAAAGACTCTAGCTCCCAGCCGCAAGAAACAGGCGACGAGAAGCAAGAGGCTAGCGACGAGAAAGATGCGAAAGATTTAGAATTAGAGAATTACTCAAAAGACGTTCAAAGAAGAATAGCTAAGCTTACAGGTAAATGGAGAGAAGCTCAAAGACAAAGAGATGAAGCCATTGAATTTGCTAGATTACAAAAAAAGCAAAGAGAAGAGCTATCTAAAAAATATTCTTCAGTTGAACAAGCTGGAGTAAAAGATAGAGAAGAGAGAATCAAATCTGGACTATTAGCAGCTCAGACAAAATTAGCTACAGCTAGAGCTAATGATGATGTTGCAGCAGAAGTTGAGGCTCAAAAAGAAATTGCAAGATTAGGTTATGAGGAATCTAGACTTGCAGAAGCTAAAGAATTAGCTGAATCAACCAAACAAACGGAAGTTAAAGCAGAAGAAATGCCTGCATTTAATCAACCGCAACCACAACAACAAAATGTAGATCCTAGAGCAGAAGCTTGGGGAGCTAAAAACAAGTGGTTTGGTACTGATACAGCTATGACTTACACGGCTTTTGACATCCATAATAAATTGGAAGCTGAAGGTTATGATGCTAATAGTGACGATTATTATGCTGAAATTGATAAAAGAATAAGACTTGAATTTCCGCATAAATTTGCTACAACTACTGATACAACGGCTCAAACGACTAAGCCAGTGCAAACAGTAGCGTCGGCAACGCGAAGCACAAAAAGTGGTCGCAAAACTATCAGTCTCACCCCTTCTGAAGTTGCTATTGCCAAAAAATTAGGAGTGTCATTAGAAGATTATGCAAAACAAAAAAAACACATGAAGGAGGTTTAAGCATATGGAAAACGAAAAACTAAACAAGACCCCTCGTGCGAGTCAGTCAAGATCTAACGAAGTTAGACCTACAACCTGGACTCCCCCGTCATCTTTAGATGCACCACCTGCGCCAGATGGTTATAGGCACAGATGGATAAGAACTGAGACGCTTGGTATGGACGATACAAAGAACATGTCAGGTAAACTTAGATCCGGTTGGGAACTCGTAAGAGCAGATCAATACCCGGAACATCCTTATCCACAAGTTGCTGAAGGCAAATACGCAGGAGTGATCGGAGTAGGCGGCCTAGTGCTGGCTAGGATACCAGAAGAGATCGCAAAATCTCGTGAAGCGTACTTTAGGAAACAAGTACAAGATCGAGACGAAGCAGTTAACAACGATCTTTTGAAGGAACAGCACCCAAGTATGCCTATTGATAGTAATAGGCAGAGTCGCGTAACTTTTGGTGGTACTAAAAAATAATTTTTTAGAAATACCAACTACCGCGATACTAAATATAAACTAAACTTAGGAGTAAAAAACTATGGCAACTAACGTAGATAATGCTTTTGGTCTAAGAGCCATTGGCAAAGTTGGTCAGAATAGAGACAACCAAGGTTTAAGTGAATATAGTATTGCAGCTAACTCAACTGCCATATACCAAAACGATCCAGTACAAGCATTAGCTACTGGTTACATTGGTGTAGGCGGAGCGGGCGGTAACTTACTGGGTTCACTTAACGGTGTATTCTATACTGACTCAAGCACTTCGAAACCAACATGGGCTAATCACCTAGAAGCATCTAACGCTGCAACAGACATCGTTGGATTTGTTTCAGATGATCCTTATGAAAGGTTCGAAATCCAAGCAGACGCAGCAATGCCGATTGCTAACATTAACTTAAACGCAGATTTAGCGACTTACGCTGCTGGTTCTTCACCGAACTACATTTCTGCTGTTGAAGTTAGCATGACAAACATGACTACATCTGCAAAACAAATAAGAGTTATTGGCGTAACTAAAGATGACGATAACAACAATTTATCAAATGCTACAACTTATGCAGCAAATGTTAATGTTGTTGGAATCATCAACGAACATAACTTAAAAACTACAACAGGCGTATAAGGAGATAAACTATGGCGATAAGTAGAGGACAACTAGTTAAAGAACTAGAACCAGGTTTGAATGCTTTATTCGGTCTGGAGTATAAAAGGTATGAAAATCAGCATACTGAAATTTTCGACACAGAGACATCTGACAGAGCTTTTGAAGAAGAAGTAATGTTAAGTGGCTTTGGCAATGCACAAGTTAAACCAGAAGGTTCTGGCGTGACTTTTGACAATGCACAAGAAACTTTCACTGCTAGATATACGCACGAGACTATTGCTCTTGCATTCTCAATCACTGAAGAAGCGATTGAAGATAACTTGTATGACAGACTTGCGTCTAGATATACAAAAGCATTAGCTAGATCTATGGCGAATACCAAACAAGTAAAAGCAGCAAATGTATTAAACAATGCATTTGATTCAAGCTTTGCTGGCGGTGATGGTAAGGAGCTTTGTGCTACTGACCACCCAACAATCGCTGGTACAGTTTCAAATGAGTTAGGCACTTCTGCCGACTTAAACGAAACTTCATTAGAACAGTCGTTAATTGATATTGCGGCTTTCACTGATGAAAGAGGCTTGAAAGTTGCAGCGAGAGGATTAAAATTAATTATTCCAAGTGAATTACAATTCACAGCGGAAAGATTAATGAAGTCTTCACAAAGAGTTGGAACTGCGGACAATGATATCAACGCAATCAACAGCATGGGAATGATTCCACAAGGTTACACTGTGAATAATTTCTTAACTGACACAGATGCGTTCTTTATCAAAACAGACGTGCCTAATGGTATGAAAATGTTCGTAAGATCACCAATCAAAACTGCAATGGAAGGTGACTTCGATACTGGTAACGTAAGATACAAAGCAAGAGAGAGATACTCTTTTGGTTTCTCTGACTTCAGAGGTATCTTCGGATCACCAGGTGCTTAATACTTAAATTAAGTATTTATTTTGGAAGGGCCCTTGATTGGGCCCTTTCTTTTTGATAGAAAGGAAAAACATGACAAAGAAATATCTAGTAAAAATATTCACAAAATACCTTCAAACAAAGTTTGAAATCGAAAGTGAAAAAGAGATAAATGATGCAAATGAGTTAAACCCTCATATCATTGACTTTATAGGAAAATCTGATATAAACTGGGAAAAAAATGATCTTCAGTTTACAAGCACTGGAAATGATTTTTACATAACCTATGAGGAGGTTAATAATGGCTCAGGACAACATGATACTGTTCGCAAAGAAACTGAAACTCGAGTCTAGATGGAATGAGTTGTTTCTTGAGAACAAAGGACAAATAACACCTGAAATGTCTGTTCTTGGTGATGAGATCAAAAGAGTAATTAGATCAATCATCAGACAACAGGAAGAGCAAGTCCACAGCAATCCTAGAGATGGTGAAATTCATCTTTACGCTGGTTAATTAGGACTTACATCGTTAAAAAAGACCTTTTTGCTGTAGGGATTTCTTGCACTCTTTAATAATTTCATATATAAATTAACTACTATACATAAATTATTCTACATAGACGCGTATAGTCGACGGCCTAGAGACTATGTAGAAATAACTAGGAGGATACTACTATGGCAAAAACTACATTTTCAGGACCAGTACAATCTTTAAATGGATTTATTGGTGCTGGTGTTGGAGCAACTAAAGATTTCACAAGTGGAACTTTAACAGTTGCTGACCACGCAGGAAGAGTTATTAAAGTCAACGACGCTGACGGAAAAATAACTTTACCTTCAATCAATGCTTCCGCTGATTCAGCTGTTGCAGGTCCAAATGATGTTAATAACCCAAATAACTTAGGTGCAACTTACACTTTCTTTATTGAAACTGCTGCAACTGATTTGGATATTAAAACAGATGGTACTGACAAGTTCCTTGGTTCGGTTACAAATGTCAATACAACAGATAACGCTGTTGTGACTTTTATACCAGCTGCAACCAATGATGTTATGACTTTCAACGGAACTACTACTGGTGGTAAAGTTGGTTCAGTCATAAAAGTTACAGCGATTGATACAGCTAAATACTTAGTAGAAGGTATGAATATCTGCACAACTACTGCAGGTAATACAGCTACAGTATTCGCTGACGCATAATAATTAATGGAGCCCTTCGGGGCTCCTATAAATTTTTAGGAGATTAAAATATGAAATCAGATGTTAAAGCAACACGAAAAGCTGCTGATGGTTTAGTATTTGCGGGTAGAACAAGATTAAGAGGAATTATTCTTGGAGCACCTAATACTACAACTGCAGCTGCAGCTACATTATTGAACGGAACAACAGGATCTAATTATTTTCAAGTTGATGCACCTGCAGGTGATGTATTTGCATACAATCTTGCAGAAGATGGAATTCTTTTTGAAGATGGACTTTTTGTAACTGATTTAGTTGGTACAGTAACAGTCGTATACGATAAGTAGGAGGCTTAATGGCTAACACTACTTCTGGAACATATACTTTTGATAAAACTTTTTCTATTGATGAAATTGTAGAAGAAGCTTATGAGAGAATTGGTTTACAACCAAATTCAGGATTTAATTTAAAATCTGCAAGACGTTCTTTAAATATTATGTTTCAAGAATGGGCGAACAGAGGTTTACATTATTGGGAAGTTGCAAATAATTCAATTACATTAGTTGATGGTCAGGCAGAATATACAATGTTTAGATCAACAAGTGATGGTACTTCTGATGCTACAGCAATATATGGTGTTGATGATATATTAGAAGCAGCTTACAGAAATTCTTCTTCTGTAGATTTTCCTTTAACAAAAATTTCAAGATCAGAATATCAATCATTATCAAATAAAACTAATGAAGGAACTCCAACACAATATTTTGTACAAAGATTTATAGATAAAGTAACTATTACTCTATACTTAACTCCAGGATCAACAGAGGCTGGAAATACAATTAATTATTATTATGTTAAAAGAATTCAAGATGTAGGTGATTATACTAATGCAACAGATGTACCTTATAGATTTGTTCCTTGTATGGTATCAGGACTTTCATATTATCTTTCACAAAAATTTGCTCCACAAAGAACTCAAGAATTAAAATTATTATATGAAGATGAACTTCAAAGAGCACTACAAGAAGACGGCTCTTCTAGCAGCTCGTACATAAGTCCGAAGGTGTATTATCCAAGTGTCTAATACTGCTTCAGGAAAAAATGCTAAATTTATATCTGATAGATCAGGTATGGAATTTCCATATAAAGAAATGGTAAAAGAATGGAATGGTGCAAGAGTACATATTTCAGAATTTGAAAGAAAACATCCGCAATTAGAACCAAAACCACACACAGCTGATCCACAAGGATTATCAAATGCTAGACCGGATAGAACAGAACCACAGACAGATCCATTATTACAACCTAACCCTTTTATTATTACTTCTGGTAATAGCACTATTAATGTTTTTGAACCTTCGCATGGAAGAACAACAGGAGATATAGTTGTATTTAGAAATGTTGATGGAAGTCCTGGAGGATTAGCTTATTCTTTATTTGAAAATGCATCAGGATTTAGTATAACAGTAACGGGTACAGATAATTATACTTTTGATTTAGGAAGTACGCCTACTGTATCAGGAAAATTTGGAGGAATGACAGTTACAGCAGGACCTGTTACATTAACACCATGACATACGCAGAATTAGTACAAAAACTTAGAGATTACACTGAAGTAGATTCAAATGTATTTACAGCTACTATTGTAGATGGATTTATATCTGATGCTGAATTTAGAATTTTAAGAGATGTTGATTCAGATAATAATAGACAATATGCTCAAGCTGATATTGTTGCTGGTCAAAGATATGTAAATACACCTTTAGTTAATGATGAAACATTGGTTATTAGATCAGCTCAAATCACTAACTCTACAGGTGGAGCAGATAACTCTAGCCGCTCGTTTCTAGAATACAGAGACACTAACTTTATATCCGAGTATAACCCAACGGGAGTCCAGGGACTACCAAAATATTACTCATATTGGGATGAAAACACAATTGTGTTAGCTCCAACACCAGATCAAAATTACAATATGCAGATAAATTATATCTTGAAACCAACTCAATTATCAAGTAGTAATACTGAAACATACTTAAGTAAAGAATTCCCTAACGGACTTTTGTATGCATGTTTAGTAGAGGCTTACGGGTTCTTAAAAGGACCACCTGATATGATCCAGTTCTACGAAGGAAAATATAAACAGGCTCTCGAAGGATTTACAGTAGAACAAATGGGAAGAAGAAGAAGAGATGAATACCAAAGTGGTTCACCTCGACTTCCTAAAACACAATAATAGGAGTAAAAAATGGCAATAACACAAGCGGTTGCAAATAGTTTTAAAAAGGAATTACTAGAAGGAAAACATGATTTTCAATTTTCTGGTGGTGATGTTTTTAAACTTGCTTTGTATTCTTCTACTGCAACATTGAACTCTGCTACTACAGCTTATACATCGACTAACGAAGTTCCGGCTTCTGGTCAGTATTCTGCAGGTGGAGGAGCATTAGTAAAACCAAATCCAAGTACTTCAGTTGCATCAGGAGTAGCAATTGTGGACTTTGCTGATTTATCTTTTACTGGTGTTACAATTACAGCTAGAGGTGCATTAATTTATAACACTTCAACTTCCAATGCGGCAGTTGCAGTATTAGATTTTGGTGCAGACAAAACAGCAACTTCAGGAACATTTACAATTCAGTTCCCAGCTTTCACAACATCAGCAGCGATTCTTAGAATTGGTAACGCGTAATAGGAGGTCTTTCCTATTATGGCTAACGCTTGGGGTGAAAATACTTGGGGCATAGGTGATTGGGGTCAACAAAGTGATGCAGTAGTTTCACTTTCTGGTCAAGGGCTTTCTATGCCTACTCCAGGTGGTGCTCAATTTGTACCTGTTGATGGTTGGGGTAGATCAAGTTGGGGTAGTCTTTCTTGGAATGCAAATTACGAAAACAGAACAGTTTCACTAACTGGTCTTGGATTAAATTCTTCATTAAACAATGTTGGTATCTCCGGTGAAATTAATTCAGGTTGGGGAAGATTAACTTTTGGTGAAAACGCTTGGGGTATCCAAGGTGATGTTTTAATTACAGGTATAGGTTTAGATGTAGGTGTAGGAACTGGGTCAGTTACTATTGATGTTCAACCAGAACTTTTAGGCGAACAAGTAAATTTATCTACCGGTGATCCATTAATTATTACAGCAACAGAAATTTTCTTAAGTGAAAACCCATTACCAAATCTAACAGTAGCAGAAGGAACAGTAGATGCTGAACCTGATGCAGAAGCTACAGGTCAACAATTAAATGTTGGTGTTGGTACAGTTACAGCATTTAATGAACAAGGTTGGGGTAGAGATGATTGGGGCACTGAGGTTTGGGGTGCTCAAGGTATTTGGACTTCAGTATCACTAACAGGTTTTGATTTAGGTGTATCTTCAGGCGAACAAGAAGCTTGGGGAGAATTAACTTGGGGAACTTATGAATGGGGTGGAATATCTGTTACAGATGTAGATATTAAAACTTTTGCAGCTGTAACAGGTAATGAATTAACAGCAGCTGAAGGAACAGTAGATCCTAGTCCAGATGCTACAGTTGTTGGTATTGGTTTAACTGCAGGAGTTGCTTTAGGATCAGTTGTTCAAGGAGATGCTAATGTTGTAATTAATAATGATATATTACCAACATTTACAGCTGAAGCTGATGCTCAATTATCTACAGCTCAAGCTAAATTTGGACCTTCATCTTTATTATTAGATGGAACGGGAGACTTTGTACAATCAACAGCTACAAGTGTTGTTCAAGATGACTTTACAATAGAATTTTTTGCATATGCTTCCAACTTTGCACAAGATGCATATCTATGGGATAACTCTTTATCTAGTCAAGGTTTTGCATTTTCACTTACACAATTTGGACAACTAAGATTAATTCAAGATAATACAATTGTTGCACAAACAAGTTCACCTAGTCTCAATAATAATCAATGGAACCATTTTGCATTAGTACAAAACGCAACTCTTTTAACTTTATATATTAATGGAAGTGCTAAACTTCAGTACACTACAGGTGGAGATAGTTATCCAGGTCAATCTTATAAAATAGGAACAAACGAAGGTGAAACTCAATTCTTTAATGGCTATATAGATGAGTTTAGATCTTCGGATATTGCAAGATATACAACAACCTTTACACCTCCTACTTCAGCATTTACGGCAGATGGAAATACTATTTCTTTACTTCATTTTGACGGTGCAAATGGTTCTACAAATATCGTTAATTCAACAGGTTCTGATATACCTAGAATTGCTCTAGGATTAGGTCAAGGACAAGCTGAATTAGAGGCAGTAACTATTGCAAGTATTACTGGACAACAGTTAGATACTAGTTTAAATAGTGCAGTAGCAGGTGCTTCGGCAGAAGTTTTCCCAACTGGAATACAAGCAAATATAACAGTTGGAAATGCTAATATTCAAGCATGGCAAATTGTTGACACAGGAACATCTGTAGCTTATACTGAAGTTTCTACCGGAACTAGTGTCACTTGGAATGAGATTGACACAGCCGCTTAAATTTAGTAAATATAAAAATATAAGGATTTAAAATTATGGCATCAAGTTATTCAACAGACCTTAAACTAGAGTTAATGGTTACCGGTGAAAAAGCTGGTTTATGGGGTGATATTACAAATACAAACTTAGTAATTGTACAACAAGCTATCGCTGGTTTTGAACAAGTTGCATTAAACGCAACAACAGGTGCAACTCTTGCATTTACAAACGCAGCAACTTCAAATGGTAAAAATGCAGTTATTGAATTAACTGGAACAATCACAGGTAATGTTGATGTTACTATTCCAACAAGTGTAACAAATAAAGTTTACATTGTTAAAAACAGCACATCAGGTGCTTTCACTGTAACAGTAAAAGTTTCTGGTCAAACAGGTGTAACTTTCTCAGCTACTGATAAAGGTGCAAAACTTGTATATGTAAATGGAACCGATGTTGCAGATTCAAATATTGGAAAAGTTTCAAATGATATTTCTCCATCACTATCTGGAATACTAGATACAAATGGTAATGATATTGTTATCGACGATGCTGGTGCAATTGAAGATGATTCAAATAATCCATACATTAGATTTCAAAAAACAGCTTCAGCTGTAAACTTCTTAGATGTAACTAACCAGGCAACTGGTTCAGCACCAGATGTTGCAGCAGTTGGAACTGATACAAACATTGATTTTAATTTAACTCCAAAAGGAATTGGAAGAGTTACATTAAATGGTAATGGTAAAATTCAAGGTCTTGCAGAAAAGGTAACTACTGTAGGTTCATTTGATTCTGACATTAACATTGATACAAATACTCAAGGTGTTGTGTTAAGCACAGCATCTGCAACTGCAAACTTTACAGTTAATTTAAGAGGTGATGGTTCAAACTCTTTAGATGCGTCTATGGATACAGGTGAATCAATCACAGTTGCTTATATTAATAAAAATAATAACGTAACTTATTACAATAATACAGTACAAGTAGACGGTTCAACTGTAACTCCAGTATGGCAAGGCGGAGCTGCACCCACAGCTGGAAACGTAACATCAAATGATGTTTACACTTACACTGCAATTAAAACAGCTTCATCTACTTTTACAGTATTAGCATCGCAAACACAGTTTGCATAATAGGAGGATAGAAAGATGCCTATATTAGGTTCATTCGGAGCTGGTTCAAAAGGCGGCTATGGTCGTGGTAGTAAAAAACTTTATGAAGGTGACTATTTAGTTGTTGCAGGTGGTGGAGCCGGACAATTTGATGTCTATAGTGCCGGTGGAGCTGGTGGTTACAGAACTAGTTATGGTTG